CCCCATATTCTGGATGGCCAATTATTTGATCACCTCCCCATAGTTGTTGTGTGGCACCCGCAGCGTTATCGGCAGTAGTGAAAAATGTCCATGCATGATCGGATGGAATCCACGTTGTAGGAATGTCAAAGGCTCCATTCATAAAACAACTCAATCTGGTAAGGGCACTATCTCCTGTTAAGCCAGCATCTACCTTTATATCATTGACTGTAGGATCAGACAATCCAGAAGTGACTAATAAACTGGCAGAGTTGGATGTTAGATGAAAACTATTTTGCACATTGAATAAATTAATGCCTTGCATCACAACAGTTGATGTAGAGCCAACAACAATCGCATCTTCAACATTTGTGGCTCCCATATTAACATCAACGCCTTGGAAACGCCCGCGCCTTCCAATTCTTGTGGCAGATGGACTATTTGCTCTAACACCAGCGTCTACTGACCCGGCAGAGTTTGGAACATGCATACCTTCAACAGCCAAAATGCCGTCTTCAACTTGCATGATCGCATCGCAGTCGCCCGAACCATAACGAATCTCAAGTCCTAAACTTTTTCCTTCGCCTTGATTTCCATAGCCACAGCCTCTTGATCCTGTTCCACCATAAAATTGCAGAAAATTGATGGTGGCTACTTCACCATTGGAGCCACTAAACTTTGCCGCATACGATCCGGTGTCGGAAGGAACTGCGATTTTAAAATCTCTTAATAAACTTGCGTCGGAAAGAACAAAAACATCTCCTGTTCCTGTAGATGAAGAAACATCTGTAACTTGCCAACCTGCTTCACCAATAACTGAAATTCCAGATGGAATGATAATGGGAGTGTCTTCAATGTAAGTTCCTGGTCCAACACGAACAAAGTCGCCAGTCGTCGCAGCTGCTACGGCTCCTGAAACTGTATCGTAATAAGTCACAAAGCCGGTATTATCAGTTCGATTAACAGTGCCAGAAGGAAGGGTTAGGTTGGTTATTTTTTCACCATCGCCCCAAAACTCTTTGGCGTAAATTGCTTGAGAAGATGAGAGCGCCGAAAACATATCAATTGTTGGTGAGCACCCCGAAACGTGGTGGAAAGAAGCAGTTCCATAACAAACATCTAAGTTGCCGCTAACACTCAAGGTTCCTGTAACTGTCACGTCTTCTTGAAATCTAGAACTTCCCGAAACATCAAATCTATATGCTGCCTCCTCTCCATATGGAATATTAATTCCCACTTTATCGTCTGCTTGGTCTAATATATTTTGCCAAATTGTGAGAGGATAATATGTGCTTGTAGATCTACGGGAGAGATAGAAGGGATCGTTGACATCGGCAGCGTTAGACCATATCTCTGTCCGGTTATTTCCAGCCGTACCCGGTAAGCCATGTTCAAAAATTAAATGCGGTCGGCGTGATGGGCCCGAGCTTCCGAGATACAGATAAGAATGCCCTGAAAGATTTTCAAAGCTAAGATATTGTTCGGCATTAATCTTTCCAGTAGCGTCGAGTTTAGACAAGATCGGGTTTCTGCTGTCATGGGCTGTAGATGAAGCAGATAAATTGTCTGCGCTGCCATAAAATGAGCTGGCAGAAATGTTTGAGGATGCGGAAACATCGATTGTTGTAATCGTGATTGCTCCATCAATATTATTTGAGTCGTCAATTGTGACTCCCGAGTTTTGTATTATTTTGCCAGTAGCTAAATCATATCTTGCAATCGCATTATCAGTAGATAAAGCGGGACCAGTAACATCGCCGGTTCCACCTCCGCCGCCAGTAGTGATCGTAACTTCGCCACCAGTATTGTCGGTCAAAGTCCCGTTACTAACATTGATGGTAGTTACATTAGGAACGTTAGGTACGCCACCGACTTCTTTAACAGTAAGAGGGCTACCACCACCACCAGTAATAGCATCACCATTAAGAGTTAAACTACCAGTAATATTAACACTACCAGTGAATTCGTGAGATGACCCCGAAGCATATGTGTTCCCTACTGTTACATTGGGTGATGGTTTAAATCCGCTAGCCACTTAAGTTCTCCTCTAGTCCGTCAAACCTGAACCCGTCAAGGGGGGCATTTGACTATCATCAATTCCCGTCAATTCCGCTATGAGTTGATAGCCGGTGGGATCTACATTTGTGGCTGGTGCAGAAATAAAAATCTCTTTGCACTTTAGTGTAAAAGTAAAAGAATCTCTCGCAAAGCCAAGCGTTACAAAGTGAAGTCCGCTAATTACATTCCCTGCTGATGATGTCGAGTTATAGTGAATGCGTATCGCATCATTGTTCATTGTGTCCGGGTCAGCGTTGATAATTGTAACCGCCTTGGCTACGGTCGGAAACACTATCTGATCTTCTACTCCGGGGGCTAGAGAAGTAGAACCAGTGAGATAAGGACGACCGGCGACCTGATAAGATCCTACATCACCTATTCCTGCTTTATATTGATAAGACATTTTTATATTCCTCTTTCCTTAAATAGTCTCAATAATCATTTGATTGTTGTTCTTTTTTCTTTTGCCGTTCAATTTCAATTAGGCGACGTTGATGTTTCTCACGTCTTTTTTCTGATGGTTTCTTGTAGTAACGCCTTTCGAGATATTCTTCAATTATATTTTCTTTTTTCATCTTGCGAGTAAACCTCTTGATTAAGTTTTCGGTGGTTTCATTTCTTCTAATTTTTATTTCCATTTGCTTCTTCTTATTTTGTTAGGTGGGACCAGCCCCCAGTCATCTTTACTAGACCATCAATATTTACACCAGCATCACTCGGGTCTTTATCTCGCAAAGCCCCATATTTGTTAGACTGACCTCCACCGCTTGACGGCATTGGCTTTGTTCCCTCAAAAATTCCATGTAATCCAGTTGCTTTCTGTAGCGAGTCTTTCACTTCCTTGAGCTGATTCTTTGCTTCGATAATACTTTGGCTTTGTTGTTGTTTTTTTGTTATTGTGGGTTGGGCGACTTGTTGCAACTGTGGTGCTGGATTAATATTTCCTAATCCCTGCGCCACTTCAGTTATAAGACCGGACAGAACACCTTCTTCAAAAATAGCCTCACGAATACATTCTTTAATAAGGGGCTTTAAGATTTCCTTCAACTCTGATTTTTTCATATTTCATCCCGAAGTTTTTTTTCATTTTTTAATTCTCTGAGTTCATTAGTTTTTCCGATCAGGTAATCTTTCCCTTGTATTTTTAACATAGCATCGCTTAAGGAATCAATTTCAGATTTAAGTTGTTCAATTTCATCTTCAACATTCCGATTGCCCCACTTTAATAATCGTCTGGATGCTTCATCTGTGGCAAATTGGGCATCCAAGATAACAAGCTCTTCGGCATCAATTTCATCGATTAAATTTTGTAATCGTTTTATACGCTTTTCAGCCATTATTTTTCTCCAATAATATCATTTAATATTTATTTTTTTCACATCATCTTCTTTCGATTATCAATCTCTTCTTTAATGATTTCTTGTAGTCTTTCTTTAGAAATTGACATAAGGTTGCGTGATTCTGCGACGGGAGGTTGACCAACGGGATCTTCTTCAGGTTTTCCCCAGGGAGGACTAACATCAACATGTCCCTTCTCAAGAGCATTTACTGCGGCTGGAATATCAGGTTCATCGATTACTGGCATATCAGGTCGTTCTGGTGCCCAACTTGGAGTTGACATATTAATTCCTCCAAGATTATTAACCATTTTTGTAACCGCAGACTCAACTGCATCTTCACCTTGTTTGCCTGTCCAATCTTGTAAGAGCTTCATTACTTGTTCCGGGGTTCGTCCTTGCCATCCCTTGAAGGTGTCTGGTACTGTGTCTTGACTGATTCCTCCCTTTGCCATTGATGTTAACATATCTCTAATAGGTTTTTCCTTAAATTGTTCAAAACCGCCCGAAGCTGGTTTCCCTTTCATCACTTGAAACTGACCCTTTGTCATCGCATTTAAAACCGCAACAAGTTGTTCACCTGGAAAGTCAACATCATAACCACCAACCGATTGAGATGGATCAACCATCGCTGTAGCAATCCATCTATGATGTCCATCCATGATATATTTATCACTACTAATGAAAGCGCCAAGATCGCCGCCCGCTTCCATTTTACTTGTAGGATCAATCATATGTAAGACAAATGTCATGGCTTTACCAATATTCATGCTAGATTGAGAAGGACTTAAATCTTGAACTGCTGCCACTCCACTTGGTTTGTAGTCCACATTAATTTCGTCATCGGTAGGATCTTGATCAAACTTTGAATGACCATGAGTTACGGCAACTTCAGCCGCAGCGGGATCTACATCAGATAATTTCAGCGGGAAGCGTACTGGATCGAACTCGTCGGGGTTTGCTTTTTCTCCTAATAGATCTTCCGTTTCTTCTTTGATCATTCGTTCTAAATCTTCTCGTGATAGTTTCATCTCTTTAGTCTCCTATAATATCGTTCAGTATTCTATTGATTCGATCAGCCTTTGAATATGGTTGTTTTATTTTTGATTCGGTAAGACTCATAAATGCACCTTGCGTTGAGGGTTCAGAAACTATATCAAAACATATCAACTGAAGATCTTCTTCTACAATCGTTTTCCCTTGGCTTTCGTGAACAGACCCCAAAGCCCGAGATGAAATTCCCAAAGTAACACCATCATTCACCAAAGATTCTAAAATTTTTCCTGCTGGTGTAGATAATACTTTAATTTTTCCTTTCAAGTCTTTACCTTCCCACCACAAATCAGTAACCATATGAGAAGCATTTTTAAGATTGACAACTGAATCTTCTGGATGATCTAATTCTCCACAAGCCCGGTTCTCCTTGACTGTCTTCATATAGTTTTTGACTTCTCTTTCTAAGATTGGTTTAGGATAGACACGACCATTACCGTTTTGCTCATCTACTCTCTGCATAATTCCTGATAAGAAAGTTGCACCATTCTTAACTTGTATCTTTTCCGCCTCTGTCAATAAATCTTCACAGACTCCGCCAGCGCACAATTCATAATATTCTCTAAGAAGGTACTTGCTCATTTTATTATCTCCCGTCTAATCCGTTAACCGATAAGACCGCAACAAGACCTGGTAAGTTCTCTTTGATATATACCCCAGAAAACAAGGTTTCGCATCTTCCACCAACATAAGACACGGCTGCGTCTAAATGTTTGCTAATCTCTGGATCTGTTGCCATCTCCGGTGTAATAATTAGTAGCATCGTTCCTGTAACAGACTTGCCTTTTGGCATCGGACACGGAGAACGCTTAATACAATTTTGATAAATGGCAGCGCCAAGCTTAGGATCTGCTGGATTTGCTATCATAGTAGAGCCCAAGAACATCCTTCCCTCGGTTCCTAAGCAGCGCCCAAGATCTTTTGAATCAAAGGTCTGAACATAAGATTTTTCTGAAGCTAGTTTTAAAACTTGATGAAACAACTTAGCAAATGTAGAGTTCGCTACGGGATACATATTTAGAATACCAACCTTTCCACGAAGTAGTTGTGTCTGTCTCTCATTATCAATAAGAATATGAGGGTGTGGTGCTACATCATTGGCTAGGGATAGTGCATTTTTAGAGATAGTGTGGTTGAGAGATTCTTGCGCAGTAGGCCAAGATATGATATATACCACTTTTCCTTCGGCTTGGACTGAACTTAGATATCGCTCAAAAACTTCGTGAAGCTCTACGCAGGAACTTCCGGTGCCTCCACCTCCACCAGCCAAAACAAAAATCCAATCCACTTTGCCAAGCTTGGTTCGAATAGCGTCTTCAACAACTGCGCTGTTTTCGCTAAATACTTTCTTTCCATAAGCGACATTTTTGGCTACGCCATCAGCATCAGGGATTAGAATCAAATGGTCTGGATCTACACCTTCCGGCTGATCCTTTTCAGTAGTATTTAGGAGTAGTGTTTTATTGAATCCTAAATCTAAAAATGCTTTCGCTAGTTTTCCACCAGCACCACCAACACCAATAAAGGCACAATTCAAAGCAGACACCGCTTCATTCTCGGGCAGTTGCTCATCATGCTGGACTGTGATTTCCTCACCATAGTGCTCAATAAACCCAAAGTCTTCAGCATCAAAAGTTTCAAAAGAGGTACTAGTTACTGGCTCATCACTTGGTAAACTAAAAGCGTCTGCTTCTGTGATTAGTTCGGCTTTTATTTCTTCTTCCGGTTTTGCTTCTTCAATTTCACCAGCATCAATTTCTTCGTTTACATCTGGCTCTTGTTCGTCATCAATCATTTCTTATCTCCATTCATTATAAAAAGCGGGCGCAACCCGCGTGACTATGCACCCTGATTTGCATCGACGCACTGGTCGAAGCATACGAGATTTGCTTGTCCATAGATTTTCTAACATTATTTTTCACCCCACATTTTAAAATTTATTCCTTGATCACCAAAGATCATATTTCCAACATATGAAGTTCCAGAACTCACGCACCCCAAAATAAGTGCTGTGGTTATAGAATATTCATAAGTAAATAGTTCTGTTTGTCCGTTTATCGCCCACAAAAACCATCCGACATGAAACCCCATACACATGGGACAATGGAACAAATGATATGATGGTCTGATTTTGTCAAATATTTTAGCATATACTAGGAGTTGTGTTAATCCATAGGAGGCTAAAACAAAATAGAATAGGCTCATGAATAATAGCCGGAATAATATGTCCAAGGATTATTGGGACTGATTGAGCCCTTGTCTGGTGACTCGGGAACTTCTCCAAGTGCAGTCGAATCCTCTGCGTCGGGCTCTGTATACCAATCGTCAATTTCTTCTTCGTATCTTTCTTCTGCTTCAAACTTTGGTCTTTCTTGTTCTATGAATTGATAAGTAGAAAGAAGCACGACTTGTGTAGCATCTACACCCTCGTCGATGGCTTCGGGGTAATTCCCTTGAATACTGGCGTATACATCACCAGCATGGACTGATGATCTTTCAACGACACCTTTTTGTGACAGGTAATTAAAATAATTATTTTGAATCTGGTAGACTTCATCACTCATTTCGTTTTTTGGAAATGTAATGATCTTCTTGTTTGCATGGTCAATAACAATATCCAAGTCCTTATGATCCAAAACCATAATTTTTCCATCAACGGTCTTACGAGCAATCAAAGAAATCTGTGGGTGTGTTTCACTTTCTTCTTTGATTTCTTCTGCGCTCAAGGCATCAGGAGTAACATTTATTTTAATTGACGCCATCGGATTTTATCTCATGTATCAAACCTTGTACCTTGATCACTTTTTGTATCATTTCCTTTTTTGGTTCTTCGTTTTTAAATTCTTCTAAGGATTCTATTATGGCTTGAACCTTTTTTGTCATAGCCGCATCACTTATAATTTCTTCCATCATTAAAGATTTTTTCAAATCCTTTTTCAGTCTAGATATCTCCTCGTTCAAATATAACTTTAGACGAAGACCGTTGTCCACAAAGGAAGAAACAAATTTAGATAATAGTTCCTTCTGTTCTTTCAGGAGTTCACCCGAGTATTCAGCATTAAACTTTTTAGTAAAAGTCTTATATACCAAGTTGTCAATAGGAACCATTTGATCTTTGCCCTTACCTTCGGACAAAATCATTCCTTTTATGATCTGGTTCTCTAATAGAACTTTTGTTTTTATGGTACTACGTTGATTAAAGATTTGATAAATAGTAGCAAGAGATTTATAGTTAGGAACAAAATTATTGAAAGTGTCTTCTGGAAGCATCTTCTTGATTTTGCGAACTAGTTTATTTTGTTCCGATAATAGTCGTTTCTTATCAATAACCTCTCTCTGCTTAAGCACTTCCGATAATATTCTCTCTGCCGTGCGGGGGTGAGCATTTTGAGTTTTTGTCAGCGAATGATATAGTTTCAATTCTTGATGGAGAGATGTATCAAACCTAAAAGATTCTTTTATCAGAGATGCTATTTTTGTTTTTGAACTCTCATCTTTTTTCAAGATTGCTTTTGTTAGTTCTAGAACCAGAGCCTCATATAAAAAAGCACTATTCTTTTTCTTGTTGTGTTTAAATTTTACCATTTTTTGCTTCTTCTCTTTTCTCCAAATTCTCAATAATTTGTTTGACTTCTCTACTATTACTTAAAACTTCGTTTTCTACCTTGGAGTCCTCAGTATAATTAGTTTCGGTATTTTCCTTTATCCCTTTGTATTGTTGCTTAAATCCGTCAAGACCTGGGAAAACATTTCTTTGTGTATTCTTTCCCATCTCGGAAGCCACTTTCCCCATCATGTTTTTTCTTCTTCCGGCTTCTTCTCGATCATCGTGCTTTTCTGGTATGTATGCTTTTCCTTTATCCTTTGGTGTATGGTGTGGCTTTGGGTTTTGAGTTCTCCACTTCATATCATTACGCTTCCCCGGTTCAGCCAATAGTGTTTCGTCTTCGCCGCCATCGTCTTCCCCGGCGTCGTCTTCGCCACCGAGATCTCCACCAAGATCGTCTCCGCCAAGATCTCCACCAAGGTCGTCGCCGCCGCCTTCATCTCCGCCGCCTTCTTCAGCCGCGCCCTCAAGCATCGCTTCAAATTTCTTGTCGTAAAACATTTCACGCTGGTTGCGAACAATTTCTTCATCAGATAGATTGAGAAGATTCTTTGCTACCCACTGTTTGCTAAAGTATCCTTCAGTCGCAGCACCAGCAATTTCGAATTTCGTTCTCCAATGCTCTAGTTCCTGAAGTTCAGCAATTTTAGAAGGGCTATTGAGATGTAGCTTGAAAGATAATAAATCCTTTCCTTTGAAGCCTAGTGTATACAAATGAACAACCGCAATCTTTTCCAGTTCTGATACCACACTTCTTTGAAGCCTTTGTATTGTTCTGGCAAAACGCACGTCCTTTTGTGCAAGGGTAGTTTTTTCGTCACCACCTTCATCTGATTGCGTAAGGTATGATGGTGGGACTTTCAACGCAGAAAATAGTTTATCACGCAAATATTTTACATCGTCCACATCACCCGTGTAAGTTCCGCCTGGAAGACTTTCAACTCTCGTATTAGAAGCTCCTCCGCGAACAGGGATAAAATAATCTTCATCGGTGCTCATGGGGTTGTAGCGCAAATCAACACGACCAGTTTGAGAATCAATAACTTGATTTCTTTTCATCTGTGTTACAATGCGTTGCATATGCTGTTCAATTTCCTTTTCAGGAATTCCACCAACATCCACATAAAAAACACGTCGCTCGGGTGAGCGCACAACACGATAAGCCATCATCGCATCTTCTAATAGTTGTAGTTGTCTCCAAATGCGTCGGCAAGGCTCCAAAACAGAAGTTCCATAAGGAGCATATTTATCGTTTCCTAAAATTCGGAAATGTCCTATTTGCCAATTCTCAAAAGTAAGGCCACCACTGTTCCATTGGAATTGAACATAGTTGGGGTTTGTTTTATCTTCACCCTCCATTCTTTCTACTTCCATAGACGGAAGTCCAATGACGTTGGTGATTCCCAATTCTTCGTTAATATCAAGATATAGAAACATATCCCCAAATTTGCACATTGATCGACACCATCCAAAAATATTAAACTCAATATTCAAAACATCATAAAACAGTTGTGATAATATCTCTTTGATTTCTTCGTTGGGACAATTGATTAGAAGTAGTTTTTGAATTGCTGACGAGGTGGTCATTTCATCTGCATAGATGTCTAACCCTGAAGCAATCTCGGGCATGTATTCCATTTGATCAAAATCAATATATCGCTCTGCTCGGTTGACGTTTTGATATGCGGCTGTTCTAAAATTATCAAAAGGATTATGAGTTTGCTTTTTAAAGCTCAAACCACCAGGAGATGTAAAACTATATTTATTCAACTGACGGCGCTTAAGCTGACGTGGGTTTTGCTTTCGCCGATCAGTAATAGGACCAGATAAGAGTCTAGTTAGTGCGCGGTACAATGGGTTCTGATCATTGTTGGGGTTTCTTTTATTTTCCATTTCTATCCTTTTATAATCCAGCCGAAGTCTTCATAAAGTTTTTTAGCTTCTTGTATTCTATCATTACTTTCCATACTTTTGTAGCCAGTCATGCCTGGTATTGTAGTATTTAGTTTTGTGTTTGATACAATCATCGCGTTCAGTGTTGCCCTCTTAAATTGTAAGTCGCGGGTATTCTCCTGTAAGACCGTATCTCTAATCCAACAAGTTATAGCCAGAGCCATAACTAGGTCGTCATTGTAGCTTCGCTGTGCTTCTGGTCTTCCGTTTTTCCATACAAAGGTTTTTAGTTCTTGATAAGTCCTCTCCGAATTTATAGTAATTAGTTCGTTGCGAACGAATTCTTCTAACTTGGCGACGATGAGCGGTCGTGTCTTTTGTGAAGTGGTGAAGCCTGGAACAGAGTTAGAAATTTGCTCGGCTTCATATTGTTCAACATATTGATGAGTTCCTTTAGTAGAGTAATATAAATTTGGATAACCGGCATCAATGAGCTTTTCCAATACCGAGAAACCGATATTGTTGTTTTCAACAACCAGCATCGCATTTCCATATTCTTTTCCAGCATCAAATAAAATCCTCGCAAACAAATCAGTCGTAGGTTTGCCTCGATATTCGGCAACCTGAACCATCGTGTTTGTATTAAAAATGTGAAACACTGAATAATCAGCGCCATCGCCTCGTGAAACATCACCAACTAATAGATACTTGTTATCTGGATCATATTGTTCCCAGATCCAAAAGTTTCTATCAAAACCTGTTTGGTGTTCTGGACTGCGACAAGCTAGTGCCATCTTATTTAAATTATCCGGGTGAATAACTGTTTCGCCTGAAGCATTAAAGTTGCACTCATACTCTTGTGCAACTTTACGGCGCGAAAGGTTTCTAGTTGTTTCATCGAACCAGGCTTGATCTCTTTCCGGGTGTAATGTCCAATGAAGGATCGTGGGGTGAAAATCATTTTCGCCAGCTTGTGCAGAAACATAAGTTTTATGAAACCAGTTGCCCACCCCATTAGGAGAAGACAAGGCAATACAACGACCGCCCGCTGCCATTGTAGGTTGAAGTGCTGTCCATAATTCACTGAAGCCATCGATATGGGCGGCTTCGTCAATCACTAACAATGAGAGTGCTTCAGAGCGACCAGCATCAGCCGATGTGGACGTTGCTTTAATTTCAGAACCGTTACTCAAAACAAATGATGAACGATTATCAATGGCAATTTTGGCGATCTGATCAAACCAAGGAGGTAATAATTTGATCATCGCTTTTACTTTTTTTACAAGATTGGCTGCTGTACTAAATTTAGTTGCAATAACAAGAACATTTTTATCACGATGAAAAAGAAGCATCCACGAAACATATGCAGCGGTAATTGTTGAAATACCCATTTGACGGGATTTTAAAATAACGTTGTTACGATAATCGTTAAACTTTTGTAGTAAATCTTTTTGGAAGTCCCAAGTCTTAAATGGAATTTGCCCACGTTGAGGGTGAGCAATCTTACAATAATTGTCTATAAAATAAACAGGATCTTTGCCGCACTTAACAAGTTCTCGGACAAGTTCTTTTTTAGAAAGATATTGTGACATACATTACAATTAGTCGCGAGGCTCTAGATCTCGTTTTCCTGAAACATTTTCTGGCTTCTTGGTTTTTGGGAATTTATCTTTTCCAAGGCCAAGCCAATTCTTGATGCTCGTATCCAAGCGTTCTTCTACAGTGTGTCCTAGTTCGGGTTCATCTGGGATTCCGCCAATCTTATATTCTTGCTGGGCTTGGACCCAAGACCTTACCTTGCTCGTAGTTTGAACAATCATATGAGGTTCACTGTCTTTTGGTTTAGTCAACGTAAGACCGTTGCCTGTGATCTTTTTATATTCCTTCTTTAGAAAGTTGGCAATATCTTGGAGTCGTTGTTCAATCTCTCCTTCATAATCACCCTTGTAGACCTCACGCAAAGTGACTTCACCCTGATATTTGATGGTGAGCATATTACCGTGAAAGGTTACACCAAATCCATCCATGACTCTCTTATCGAGAATTGGATGACCCTCCTCTCTTTGAAGACCAACCTTGAGTGGTTCTCCATTTTCATCAAGCGCACCGTCAAAAGCGTTTGCAGCCGCTTGTTGGATACCTTGGATAATTTCTAGGACATTTGATTTTTTTTCAGCCATTATTTTTTATTCCTCTTAATAGATAGTTTGATTGATTTTTTTTCTTTAGCTAGCGATTGTATAACTTCGTAAGCTGCTGGTGAAACATAATAATTTTGCTTGGATTCCTTCACAAGATTACTAAAATCCCCAGATAAGATCTTTATTACTTCTTTGCCAATTCTCTGTATGACGGGTGCATCTTCTTTGGCAAAATTCTTTCTTTGTGGGCCAGCTTTTTTATGAATAGTTTTGATTGCTTTGATGATGGCTTCTCGGAACTTCTTCGAATCAATTCCTTGATTCCGCAATTGATTGAGTGCAGTCTGGATAGTTCCTGGTTTTAATTGCTTCAAGCCACGAAGGTCTTTTTTCTCGTCTTTTTGATCGTCATCTTTTTTGTCGTCTTTTTTGTCGTCTTCTTGATCGTCATCTTTTTTATCTTTATCTTTTTGATCCGAAGACGAATCTTCCTCTTCTGACTCTTCTTCATCCTTCGCTTTAGCTTGTGCAAGTGTTTTAGAAAATTCCCCTTCTTTAAGGAAGTGGATTTCTTCGGAAATAAAACTCTTTAGTTCGGATCTTGTAAGTCTAACTTTTCTAGCCATTTTTCTTCGCGTCCTTCAACGTTTACAATATAACACCGGAAACAGCACATAAACTTTGACATATAAAGATCGTCTTTCGCCTTGAAAGAATAAATATTACATACTGGGCAAGTGCGTTCTGATTCTTTTATAAATAGTTTCTTGGGCAGTAAAACACCATCAACCTCAACCTTCTCTTTGGTCTTCTCTTTTCTGGACATCTCTTTGATTTGAGATAGGTAATCTTTTTCTTTTTCTTTATCCCAATTATTTTTAGGATTTTGTATTGCTTCGTCGCCATACTTCTCTTGTATGGCTTTCTCAACTTTTATAAGATGATCGGGATCTTTCATCTCTTTACTATTTCGCTAGCGGCGAAAAAGATTGCGATTGATGTAATCATTCCCACTGCTATTCCACCACCAAACCACAGTATATCATAATCTCCAACATCAGTTGCAATTTTTTGTAAGCGTAAGATTTCCTCATCTTGAGCTGCAACAATAATATTGTATTTCCTTTTCTCTATCTTGAGTTCGCTAGAAAGTAAATCGTTGTCTCTCGTGCATTTTGCCTGTAGGGTGTCCGTCTCATATTTTACTTTTAATTTGCACTCTTGTTCTGCTCGTGCTTTTTCTGCCAATAGCTTTGCGGTTGCCTCTATTGAGAATAGTGTTCCCGTGAATGGTGCAACATCACCTTCGTTTAAAAAAGTAAATTTCGCACTTGTGCTTGTGGTTGTTTGGGCATTAGCTATGACCGACGAGGAAATAAAAATAATACTAATCAGTATTGCTATTGTTTTTTTTAGGCTCATATTCAAATCCAAACTCTAATGTAATTCTCTCTGCCATCTGATCGGGATCATCAGTCCACTCTTTTATAACAGACTTGACAAATTTCTTTTCTTTCTTGTCTAGCGTCTTATTTTCTTTGGAATACTTTTCTTCAATTTTTTTAATTGCGTTGTCGTATTCTTTATCGATCCACTCTTTCTCTTTCTTTTTATTTAATTCGGCTACTTCGATTGCATCTAATTGTTTCTTGTGAGAATCATCAGCAGCTTTGATAATCTCCTCAATCTTGTTTTCTTTAGATCGAAAAACTAAAGCGACTATTATGAGAACAGGTATATACCAATAAGACTTTAGGAAAGACCAGATTTTTTTTATTATAATCATTTACCTTTATTATGATCTTTCCACGCTTTCGCAAATGCTTGTGGGCAATCGTCTTTTCCTCCACACATTTCTTTCTTCAATGCCATAACCAGATCTTTTTTCCCCGGTGGGGCTACTTCTTGGAGAGGGGTGGGCTGAAAGCCTTCTAGCTCCGCTGCAACCGCATCATCTATGACCTGCGCTAGTCTTTGTGCTAAAGCTTGTTGCTCTTTGTATTCTAGTGCTTTGTACTTGTGTCTTATAACAGAATCAATAAATCTTTTTTCTGTGTCATCTACAGATGGGCTAGGCGCATTCTTTTTTTGTTTTGGGGGAGACACGCTGAAATCACCAGGTTCCATAAAACTTTCATCAAGTTCTTCTTGAATAATCTTCTTGAGTTGTGACTTAGTGATTTTCATATTTTATGAACTCCATCTATTACGCATCTCTTGTGTTGCTTCTTCAATTGCTTGGTTGAGCCACTGTGGATCTTCTTCCTCTAATGAGTTGAATTTGATTGACCAGCCTTCGGTGGTGTTCTCGGGAAGTTCGGTGGTTTTGGGGCCGCCGCCATAGCTCCAATTATTCGATTCGCTCGCTCTATAAGCATCAATAGCATCTATTAGGTTCGTTCCCTTGGGACCGATAAAATCAGGACTCGCAGAAGAACCACCAGAAGTCCCAGCGGCTACCACTCTGACTTGATCTGTTAGGGGGTCTGTATTTTTGAGTTGCCAAGCTTGTTCGTTTGGTGCCCACTCAAAACTCCACGGGCCTTCTTCACCCTCGAAAGTGACTTCTTCTTTTAACAAACGAGTCATTTCTTCTTTAATAATTTTCTTAAGTTGTGATCTTGTAACTTTCATTTTTTCTTTCTGCGGATTTTTATTTTCCTGTTTTCTTGTAACGGAAATTCCATTTGTGCTGGGTCTTCGCCAGGTCCAGGGGCATCCACGCCTTGTGGTGATAGAACACCACGGATAAAATTAATTGCGTCCATTAGTGTTTCGGGGTTTGCATGTTGCATAGCTTCTTCATCTGTGGATGGATACACTTCAACTTCATAATTGCTATCATCCCACACATCAATCGTAGCACTCTTGTAGGGCTCTCCCGAGGGGCTACTGTAGTTTGTTATTCCTTGTTGTTTCTCGCGACTGGATGCTTTATCTTGCAAGCCTAGATTTTCCATCTCAGGAGAGATAATGGTGTTAATAGCATTTTCCAGTTCTACGGCTAGTTCCTTGTTGTATCTGTCTTCGCCGAAGCGAGTTACGATTTCATCAAAGTCAGCAAACTTTTCTGCGCCCGCAGTTACTTCTGCAAGAATTTCTTTAATATATTCCTGTAGCGATTCTTTTTCTAAGAGTGATTCATTTTTTTTATCAACACCTACATCCTTGATGCTTCCGTATTTATCGGGATTAGCATTGACGGCTGCTCGGGCCCTTTCTTCTGTCTTTCCACCGGCTCTTAAGGCGTCGGCCACCTTGCTTACAGAAATATCTTCATCCTCGGGAACACCAAGCTCTCTGTGCAACGCGCCTTTGTTTTTTCCAAATGCTTTTTGCATCCAGTCTTCTTCTTCTTGGATAATTTGTTTGAGTTTTGATTTTGTGATTTTCACGACATCGTCCTTGACTCGATTGTATCCATTATATCAGCATCAGTAACTCCGGCTTCGACGCATTGATTTACCGCAGCTTCTAAAGCGGCGAGTGCCGCCCCTTGCTTGTCAGTTAGATCGGTATACAACTTTTGTCCGGTCTGATCAGCGTAGAGTTGAGCGGTTGGATCATCATAACGAGGAGCTTCGCTCAATTCCTCTTTGATGATTTGTTTAAGTTTTTGTTTTGTAATTTTCATTTTAGTTTCCGTGTTTCCAGTTAGTCGCAATATCCGCGATGCCCTGTATTCCTATGTAACCCAACGCAATAGCCACCCATTGATCGCCACTGATCGGACCTAGATATAAAAAGAGAGTGGCTAAAGAGAAAACCGTAAATTTTCTCGATACCACTTTCTTTAATGTTTTGTCAATAAATGAACTCACTCTTTTCCTTTGTTGAACAAACTCAACAAAACAATAAGCGACAATAGTCCAACAAACCCACTTGATCCAATAGACTCAATTAGTTTGACAACGTTGCCGACGACGCCCATTCCAAAAATACCTGCTCCATAAATTACTTCAACAAGAATTGCCAAAGCGAGCAAATTCATTACCAGACCTGTAAGTCCACTAACACCTTCATTAACTGTTTTTAAAATATCTTTCATATTCACGTACCTCCTACGCAAATATAAATAGTTAGCTACGCAGTAACATTCGCATATCCATCTTTCTTTTCTATAGTGATGATTGAGTCCGCAGCATCTTTTAAGTTATCAAGATGAGAAATTAAAATAACAGTTTTGAAAATAGAAGTTGTAATATCGAGAATACGCACAAAGCCTTCCATTCTTTCAGCATCTAAAGCAGTACCGGGCTCGTCTAAAATAAACAATTGTGATTTGGGTAATGAAGAAATATTTGTGAACGCCAAACGTATTGCCATCGCAGCCACAGTTTTTTCCGCACCACTAGCCATTTCTAATGGACTAGGATCACGATCTGGTTGTTGGATATAAATATCTAGACGATTGTCGTCCGTCTCAAAGAGCACTTGGAAATCTACTACATTCGCAAGTATCTTGGAAATCTCATTATTGATTGTTGGCAAACTCTTTTTGATTATGTTATATGCAATACCGTTCGGGTGCATACAGCGCATATACAGATCGTGTGCTTCATAATCATTCTTTAGGTTTTCGCACTTGGTCTTTTCTACTTCGAGATTTTGAATTCTATGTTCGCTAAACCCATGAAGTTTATAAAGCCTTAGCAATTCGCTTTCGCATTCCTCTAACTTAACAACGCATTTCCTAAGCGCAGAAATCTTTAAGTTCTTATCTTTAACAATCCCTTCTAAATCTTCTATGACCTCTTTATTATCATCATAAAACTTTTCTTTCTCTTGGAGTTCTCTTATTTCGTGTTCTATGATCAATTTCTTTGAGGATAGGTTCTCTATCAAAAGTTCATCAGTAGGTATCTGATTCTCTAAATCTTTTTTGAGTTTCAGTAGATCCTCAAACTTGGCAAGATGGCTCTCTACATTATCAATTTCTAAAGAATTCATTTCCACTTGAATTGATTGGGACTCCTCCTGTTTAGTTTGTTGACCAATTTGAACTAATGGAATTTTATTTTTGGCTTCATACGCATCACGAATAAATTTACAATGTGAAAATTCAGATCCACAAGGAACCTCTTTCAATAACTTCGCTCGCGTCTCAAATTGAGATAATTCAGTTTTACTGGCTTTTAGATCTAAAGTGATATTCACTAGTTCTTTTTCGAGTTCTAGATATTTTCGCTTCTGTGAAAATAGAAAATCCTCATCAAACGATTTAATGAAATCGTTAGCTTTAGTAATTTTGTTTTTATTTTTGATGTTCTCATCAGTCTTGTGTATTATGTCTTTTTCGTATAGTAACAACTTCTTCTCTGACTGAGATATGGAATTACGAATATTAAGAATATCAATGATTTCTGTGGGGGCTGATTGAATTTTATCTTCTAGATCTGAAATCTGATCCTTAAGAACAACAACCTCCTTCTTTAATATCTCACAACTATTTTTTCTTTTTATCGTCGCGGCTTCGTTATCAAGAAGATCTTTATGGGCTATCCTTATGTCTTCATCATAATCAACCGCATCAAGAACTTTAATCTCGGCTTTGATATCGGCTGCATCTTCCTTTGCTGTCTTGAATTTTTTATCAAAGATCTCTAGATCTAAAAACTTTGCCAAGATTTCTTTGCGCCTTGTAGAGCCTTCATTAATAAATGCTAGCGCACCCAATTGAGAACTCATAGAAGTTATTAAGAAATCGTCAAGACTTCCAAAATATTTCATAATATTCTTGTCGGTGTCTGAGCGAGTAAGCCCATTTAAAGATTCTTCCTTTTCAGTCGCTATGTCCCAAGATTTAAAGTCTACAACAGTTTTAGCCTCAACTGTTTCTGCCCCTTTTAGCCGCTTGAGATACTTGCTGGATTCTCTCCTAATTGTATATACTTTGTTGCCTCGCCTAATCTTAACCTGACCAAAGCCTTCGGTCTTGTTGTTATTGATTATGTTGAGGTTCTTACGCGAATTCTTTGAAATTGAGTTGTAGATCGTATACAAAAGCGAATCAACGATACTGGACTTACCAGAAAAGTTGCGACCATAAATCCCAGTAATTCCACTATAATTGGTAAAGTCTATGCGATTGCCTTCGCCATAATTAAACAGGTTGCTCCACTCCAATTCCAGAATTTCAAAATCCACATTACGATAAGTCTCGTCATTGTTTTCGACAATCTGTTTATATTTTTTGTTTAGATCCCGGATCTTCTTTTCAAGAGCTTCATCAATTTTATAGTCTTCTAGATATTCGCCAATTAATTTTTCTTGAACTACAAGATCTCTGAGGTTTTCTTTTTGAAAAGAGTCTCCTATCTCCACACCGCTGGTGAACGTAGATTTATTCACTACCGTAATTGATTCTGGCTTGTGGCGTTTTTTTGCAACATCCACAGCCTTCTTTAGTGCTATGGCGGAAATGCTGTTCTCTACCACCAATCTCAAACGAGCACCTTCAGGTACAGAAGTTTCGGGAACTTTGCCATCCTTGGTAAGAGGTAGCGAGATAAATGGTTTTGGATTTGTAAGAGTGACGGGTCTAACGGTAAAATCTTCTTTGCTCTTAATATCCCAAATCAAGAAACCTTTACAAGTTCCTTCGCCATGATTTTGTTGGATGGTGCTGCCAGCATAACGAATGCGGCCGGCTTTGTCCATAATTTGATTTGTTAAGTGTATGTCTCCCAACATCGCATAATCAAATTTATCAAAGATCGAAATGTCATGCTCGCCAATATCCATCTTCCACCCTATGTCTGTTTGACAACCACTAATGGAGCCATGATAAAGAGCAATATTTATTTGATCAGGATTGGACGGATCTTTCCAATTATCCTCATCAAACACGCTCAACACGTTTAAGGTAAACTCGTGACCCATATCAACTTCGCAAGAGTTCTTTAGTAAATGTAGGTTGGAATGATTAAGAGATTTTACGATTGGAGTGATTGCATCTTGTCTGCTTGTGTTTCTTAAGTTGCCGTCGTGATTGCCTAAGATGATATATGTTGGGGCAATCTCCGCTAAATTATAAAGAAAGTCAGAAGTCATCTCCACATATTCAGGAGAAATCTGTGTCTTGGTGTGGCATATGTCGCCACAATGAACAATATAATCCACCTTCTCTTTTCGGAGAGTTTCATATATTTTATTAAATATAATCTTATATTCGGTGTGATATTTGAGATTGCGAATATGGGTATCCGCGATGTGAGCAAACTTCATTACTTACCATTATACCAGGAGATATGGTTAAGTCAAGAGAAAGTTTTTGTTTAGTTAATTTTATCCACTCTTTCTCCAAGGGCACGGTGGTTTGCTGGGGTCATTGGTTATCGCATCCATTTTGGCTTCCAGCTCATCAAGAAACTGTCCATCTTGAGCGCCGCTCGGATCGTTCCGCATGTTGGCCAGAGCCTGAGCATAATGCCGTTGTAACTTCGCACACTCATCTTCTTCTTCGTTCATTAGTGTATCAAGTTCTTCCTTAATAATTTGTTTAAGTTTTGATTTAGTTAATTTCATTTGTTTCTCCTATAAAACCGAAAGTTTCTTTAATAAATAGTTGCTTATACTTCTTCTAAGCGAAACCGCACTAGAACAAAGTTTCTTCCTGGGTTTTCATTGGAGTATTCTTCTAGTACGTCTTGGCCATCTTTATCATCATATCCACTCCATCCATCCTCTCCACGAGGCATCATCAATTTGCCGCGCTCTTTTTCCGCGACATAAACAATATCTTCTCTATCATATTGCACCGATTCCTCGTTTAAGTTAATACCAGAGATTTCCTCTTTGATGATCTGTTTGAGTTTTGATTTGGTAAGTTTCATTTGTTTCTCCTGTTAAAGCGAAAGTTTCTCCAATAAATAGTTGTCTAAAGAAACAAAAGTGGAAGTTTTCTTGCGAGCTTGGAATGTTTCCTTATCCATCTCTCCAATGTCTCCAAACCCCGAAGTATCAATCCTGTAAACATCCACGCCATATGACATAAATAGTTTGCTTATTTTATATTCTTTTGCGCGGGCATCATCATCCAGGGCAATATATATCTTATCGCAGTTATCCACAATCTTTTGAAAACTATAGCTATTTTCTCGTAGTGTAGAGCCAAGCAGGGGAATAGCGTTGGTTGCTTTTATTGCGTCGAACACACCTTCCACAATTGTGATGTCTTTATCCCAATCAAGATACAGTTCGTTAAAGATGAAATCGCGTTCTGCTGGTGGGTTTTTATATTTCATCCAGTCGTCGCTATATCCTCTAGCGATAAAATAATTAATGTTTCCATCAAGATCAAACGAAGGCACGATCACTCTTTTAGCATACTGCCCGTCAGGGCAATAACCAATCTTCCACCACAAAATATCTTCGCGGTCAATACCTCGGGTCTTTAAATAATTTCTGGCTGGCAAAGAAAGTGGAGTGAGTTTCTTTTTGGTTAAAGAAATAAATTCTTCTGGAAGTGTGACGATGATCTTTTCTTCTTCCGGTTTTTCCAGATCGGACATGTCAACAATGCCGCAAAGTGTTTTCCACTCAGAACGGTTTTTTGGTTTTCCATAAGATGAAACAAGATGCGAAATCCTGCGACCGTTATAGTCGCAGACCCAACACTTGAAAACATTCTTGTCAAAATTTATCGAAAACTTTGGTTTGTGGTGTTTGCACTTGGGGCAATAAAAAAGAAACTCATCTTTTGATTTGGAATAAGATCCAAGGAAATCTTCAATTATTCTAACTTTTCTTTCAGACATTCAAAACCCGCTCTCGCAATTATTAAGGAATCAGCCTGGTCATAACAATATGGCTTTGGCTTACCCGTTCTTCCATACTCTACAGTAAAGTGGGGTTCGTTGTCAATAAGAAAATTCATAACCTGCTCTTTTGCCTTGGTTCCTCTTTTAATAGTAATTCCGCATTTCTTTCTTGCGGAGATGGCAGGGATGTATTCTGGGATTATATCAAATGCCTCATAGCATAACCAAGACACAATACCGTTGAACTTTGATAAAGTTGCGATTGTGTGAGAAGATGACTTTCCCATCATAAACATATTAAGCGCGGGCTCAATAAAAATATTCTCAAATGGATAAGAGTCTTTTAGTTTATTTAATTTATCTTTTATGTGGAGGGCTTTGGAAAAGAGATCGGTGAAGTGATTTTTATTTCTTGTATCCCAGTGTCCGATCTCTGCTATTTGTCCGTTATTCAAAAGAACAGTATATCCCGTAATGCTGGTGGATATATCAAGTCCTAAAATCATAATTCTATTATACTAGAAGTCGAGCTTAAGTTTAAATGTGAAGTCGTCTATTTCTCTTTTGCGGACTGGGTTTGCTAATTTAGCAACGCCAATGAGATTTCGTTTTTGATCGTAGATTCCGATCTTACTAATATAAGTTGTCTTCTCGAAAGATGCGGTGGGTTCTGCCCAAGTGCCTGAAGTAATATTTGCGATTGGAACAGTTTGCCTTTGTTGATAGGCTAAAGTTCCCGAAGAAACTTCATAAGATGAACTTCCATATTTAAGATAGGTTGGGTTATTAGAATAATTTAGTTGGCCGCGAGCAGCATGAGCAAACATTGTTTTTACAGGAACATATTGTGTGCCCTTGAAATCCAATCCAAAACTTGCACTCTGAAGAACACTCGCTCCTCCACAATCCGAATCGCACATTGGGCTAGTTTGAGGAATATCAATCCAGCGAGGGTTAGTGGCGGGATCTGGAGAACAATCAACCCAGTGAGCCATATTAGTATTAATATTCCAACTACCAGTTAGAATCAGGAACCCTTCATTATATAAAGCAACGCCAGCTACAGAACCACTATTTGCATCGGCTGGATATTTTTGTATCAATTCCCCGTTGCGTAAGTCATCAACTAATTCTGCCGCCAAAGTTCCAGTCCAATACATCTTAAGAGAGATGCTCCCCTTCTTGATCGACGAGCCATAAAAAATAGAAGGAATAGAAACAATACGCATTTCTTGTTGTAACTTATCACCCAACGACGAAGAATAAAGATAATGCGGACTGAGCGTGGCATAAGAATTGAGTGCAGTTCTCAATGATTGAATTTGTCTTTTTGGCTCTGATACAGATGGTGCGCTTGGGCCTGAATACCACGAAGAAGTTATGGTAGCAGATAATGGATATGAACCAGTAATGATGTCTCCATAAGCAAAATCATTATTAAAATTTGTTGTAGAGATTGTGCTGAATGAAGTTAGACTTCCCGCTTTTGTAATGAACGGATAAATGAGTTGACTAGTTTGTCGGTCAACATTCATTTCATATAGGTTGGCATATCCCGTGGGAACACCTCCAACATTATCTACGAAAGCGCCGGGTACTTGTGGGGTGTTGTTTAAAAACGTCCGGCACCGATAGATAAAAAAGGATTGCTGTGGGTATGTTTTTATTTGGTTATGAAAAATATCATTGGGACCAAATTTATAAAACGACATATCAAATGTAAATAGTCAGTCTCTAGTAATCTAATCTAACCCGCAAGGTCATTTCATTTGTCGGATCTTTCTTTAGAGGCTCCGATAATTTAGCGACTGCTAGCAATTCATTATCCGCAGAATATAATCCAACCGTCGTCATATAAGAAACAGGAGCGTCAAGTGTATTATTCTTTACGACCATTTTGCTTGAAGCCAAATAAGTTGGATTAGAACTATAGTTGTAATCATTGTTGTTGACACGACAGAAATGAATTGTGGAGTTTAATTCTGTGGTGTTGTTATAATCATTATCATACCACCTATGGCGAATAGCATTACAAGAGGCTGTGATTGCTGAACCCGTAAGCAGATCTGTTATTATATTTCCTGCTTGATCCATTAGAGCATCAAAGCCCAAAACAGGCGTCTGAAAGACCGAAGCAGTCAAGACAGCAATACCCGCTTGATAATAAACTAATCCTACCAATCCATTACCAGACGAGCCGGAATATGCACCACCCGTTGAGCAAGAAAGAATACCATACTCGCCCGCTGGTGAATTTACTTTATAGGAATTTTCAGCACCAGCATCCGTAATTGTAAGTCGTGAACTATTAGCTATGCTATAAGTTGTGGAACCACCCAACTGCAAAACAAACGAACCTTTTTTGATTTCGTCTTTTGTAAGCAAGCGAGCAAAGTTAATGAACAAGCATTCTTTATGTTTTGTTCCACCACCGTCGATATTACCATCTTGATCAAATTCAAGAATAGAGCCAGTGGCATCGTAACCCATAAGCACTTGAGCCATTTGGGTATACATGTTTATTTTTTTAGCTTGTTGGACATTGGGAACCGCCGCAGATAAAGAAGACTTCGCAGAATAGCCCACAGTCAAATCAAAAATATTATTTGCTGAAGAACTTAGATAAGGATAATCATACACGCTCTGAAACATTCCATGAGCATAGTTTTTGATGTTTCCTCCATTGGGAAAGACCGGAGTATATGTACCCGACATGATAGATCCCGTGATCGGAATCGCCTCGTGCAACATCGTGCGAGTGCTTACAATGTCGTTGTTTAGAAATGCTTTGTATGTTGTTGCCATTTATATTATCCTTTTATACCTTTGCGAACCTTACTGGAATATCAATTCTATATCCCGTTGTTTGTCCCGTCACCTTCACAATGGAATCAATGTAGTTACAGGAGGAACCAAAATTATTTACAATTCCCGTAGCGATTGTGCTTCCTAATTGACTAAAGAGAAATGTGCTGGTTTGTAACTCAATGGACGCTTGAATTTTAAATTGTATCCTTGTTCCTCTCGGTCCTCGAATTGGGGTTACGCTTGGGATACTAGCTTCTTGTTGTTGATCCCCAGTCACTTCAATTCCATTTACATAAGCGGCATCAGTTCCTAAAGAAAAATAATAACTTGCGATGTTGTCGTCGTCAATGAACGAAACTGCGGCGGGTGCTGCCGTTGAATCTGGTGCGACGATAGAACCAAGACGATTATCAATCTGGACAATATATCCAGTCTCAACTAAATCTGAATCTAAATTAAACTGTGGAGAAATTTCCGTTGTGTTGAGTCCTTGATCTACACGGATGCTTCCAGGCTCATTACCCGGACTTGCGCCGTTAAGAAGACCAGCGTTATTACTTCCGAACAATCCCGTAGGTTGGGATTTTACAGAGTCAGTGTCTACTGCTACAACATAAGATCCGCTTGTTGCTGGTGAGTACATTCGTTTAGAGCCGTCAACTCCATCAGCTAACATCAGCACCGGAAGATACAAGAGATTTGTTCTGGGAATAGAAATAAGTCTTGATTTCATAGAAGACGCATTATTTGTAAAGGCCTCCAACACTGGGGTTTGCAAAATCTCTAAATCATAATACGCAGATCCGCTTGGATTGTTTTTATCATAAAGACCATAATTGATCTCGTCATCGCCAATCGAAAATTTTACAATTTTGAACGAGCCATCGCCCTTTGCAAGTCGATATCTACCTGTGTCCGTAAGCACCGCATCTAATATGATGTCTCCTGAATTATCTAAAAATGCCATAAATTTCTCCTATTCTCCTAATAAATAGTTTGTTTGTTTACTATTCATCTTCTTTTTTATGTTGTAGAGTCTCCACCTTCGGTGTCGCCCCTATGCTTAAATTCTAAATTAATATCTATTTTTCTTCCAGTCTTTTTTGAAACCAAACGAACTTTGTATTTTTGATCCCAGACCCCCTCATTCATTACACCAATTGGCAAACTATTAAACGAATCATTAATTTGAGGACTTATCCTCGGTCCACCGTTAAATAGTTGTTCTTCGTTTAATAAAGTTTGTGGCAAAGAAGGAATAAGCTGAATGTATTTTCTCATACTTTTTGTTCTTCTTTTAGTAAAAAATCCAGGTGGTCGAAGTTGAATCACTTCTATCAATGGATATACCGCACCAGAATCATCAACCATTTTGAATTGATAAATTGGCGAAGGGTTGGATACATGCCCATGATTATCCACTACGCGCAAAGTATAATAATAAGTAACGTTGGGTAATATGTTATCAACGAACGCTGCGGAAGGAAGAAAATAATTCTTATCCTTCTGGAATGCTGTATCAACTGTAGCAATCATATTTCCATCAAAATCATTATAAGATGCCGGGGATCTCTCTAGCCTAAAGACCTGAAACGTAGTAGACTTATCATCAGTTTTATATTCCACTGGTCCGGTGGGGCGCTTTTGTGCTTCCCGAATGGCTGCAATCAAGGCTTCATCTTCGCCGGTTATTGAAACAGGATCTAATTCATAGAAACCCACATTACTATTCATACTAAGCAGTACCTTGTCTTTTACGCCACGATAGGGCACAATGTCTACATCAGGAAAAACTGGTGGACGATCAAGAACCCGGTTTGTCATGCTGTTTAGAGGTACTTTGAATATCTTAAATGAAACATTGTTTTCTATTTCTATTTCTGCCGAATTTGCATCTATAGATTGTGTGTTGTTGAGATACTTGTATTTGTTTCCCATCACCATTTGATATGCATGGACCACATATGTATATTGCTTATTATATTTTACTTGAGTGTCTACAAATTTTAAAACATCAATATCGTTAGAGTTTATAAAATAAAAACTTTGTATGGCATTATCTTCAACGGGTTGATCGCCTTCATATTTTTTTACTTCATAAAATACTGTCTCCGATGGAGAGAGTGCGCTACTGAAGATCTCGTTCATGGTGCGAAAAGACTCTTTAGATAATTGAAGCAACTTAGAATATAAAAGTGTTGACATCAGTGTTCTATATAATTTGTTCTTGGAATTATTGGAGACACTATTGTCTTTGCTTTGCTGACCTCCCATAAAGATCATATTGTCGTTCCCAATTTTTCGCTGTAAGACTACATTACTTTCGTTCCCCCTGAGTGATGTAATCCAATTTGTAATATCCCACGACTCAAAAAAGTTTTGGACGGTTTCCGTATCGTCGGCGGAACCAACGGCTGAATTTATAATAGTATCAGTCTTTGCTGTACCAAACAGGACACTATCCGTTTCAATGATGTACTTGATTAAATCACCACCAAGACCACACTCCGAAAGTATTTGCGCCATTTCAGTAAATTGATCAGTTTGAAATACGATCTCAGCATACATCGGAAATAAATTCTTATAACCATTATAGTCCTTCATCATTTGTATTCCGGCTTGTGGAAAGACAATATTTTTATATTGATTACTAAGCACTTCTAGATCGGCTGGTAGCGGACTGATAACGGGTGGGTTAGAAATCGCCCTAACATATTTATCAAAATATTCACCTGAATCCGATTCACCAATTTTCTCTCCCGTCTTATCACTAACAATATCAACAAACACATCCTTCACTCTGCCGTTTAGTGTTAGTTGTTTTGCGTATAAGGTTCCAGGTGTGCCGTTGGTGGCGTCTAAGTTTTCCTCTTGTATCTCCGAACCAAATACATATAAATTTGGCAAAAGAGTTTCCGGTATTGATCTGGACGTAGATCTCTCGTATCCGTTTATAAAGAAATTGTATTCAAAATTATAATTGATAAACGGGGGCTTGTTTACTAATGCTTGCTTATCAATTCCCAAAGCTTCGTCATCAACTAGCATTTCTACCTGAAAGGCATAATCTGTGAAATATCCCCTTTGAGCTGAAGTATTAAAAATTCCTTCGTGATATTGGCTCCACCTTACCGGATTAAATTCTCCGCTGGTGTCGGTTGTTGAGGGTGGTGCTGGGTTAGGTGGCGTAGGTATTGAAGGCTGTGCTGGGGTCGATCTCATTCCGGTGCGATTTTGAGTTTGATTTCCTCCAATGGGGCTAGTTAGTGGATTTAAATTATTATATGAAAACGACATTTTTTAAAACCCAAACCTTTCTATAATATCTGAACCCACAGTTCCGCCCGAGCCTGTCACAAGATTTCCCTGTGCTGCTTCTTGCTCAAGTTGAGACTGTATTACCTCTACTCGCTCTGTTACGTCTACGCGAGGTGTTGATGTAGAAAAGCCAGATTTCCAGCGATCCGAAGAAGTGTTTGGGCTAAAAGTTATTTTCTCGATTCGAGAAGTTGAACTTATTGTTTGCACGGTGGCGAGAGTTACTTGACTATAGGCATCTTCATTTGCTGGAATACCTGCCCCAATAAATCTGCCATGATTCCAGTAAACGTTCAATCCACTTCTTATTGTGTCTGGGATGGGTACAAAACTATCATCATCTAGAGATGCGTTTATGTTAAGTCCATTGATAAAACTAATAAAAGAATATGCGCTTATGCTTGTCATCCTTGCTCCCGTTCGGTTTGTCTTTGTTGCCGCCGTGCATTGGCTTCGCGGCGTAGTCTTTCATCCTCTGCACGGTCAGCCTCTCTTTGATCGCTTTCTGCATCTTGTCGTCGCTGTTGTTCTTCTCGTCGTCGGTCTTGTTCTTCTCGCTCCTCGGCGCGGGGATCTGAGTGGGCGGAGTTTCGATGGAATTCGTCAATTCTTGCGTTGCGCTCGGCTTCCGACTCATAAGTATCGAAGGAGGAAGTATTACCCACTTGTTCATAAGCGTCGGCATCTGCTTGTGAAAATCCTGTAGATCCAGCGGGTAGTGAAAGAGGTGGAGGATCGTAAAATACCGTCTGCATAATCTCCGTAGTGATCTCCGTTGTACTTCGCACACCCCCATAAATACTTCGAATATCCTGCGAAGACGCAGGGGGCTCAATATAAAAAGTTGAGGAATCAACACCCGGTAGATCGCCGAATAGAGATCCAAAATTTGATGGCGAAAATGCGTTGGCGTTAAATCCTGGTGGTAAATCAAAAATCTCTAACGCCGCTTGAGCTGTTCGTGGTTCTAAAAGAAAAAAGGTATCAATGGTTGGGAACTCTGATTGTAAGTCACGGGTAACTCCAAATACTTTATTTTGATATGGACTCAAGCGACATATTAAAGTTCCTCCGAGTGCTTGGTTATATATTTGTCTAGTGAGTGGTTGCCACTGTGGTTTCGTCAATTGATCTTCTTGGTAGCCTGTCATGATCTCAATCGCATCGAGTTTGAAGAATTTTATATTAACTTCTGATTGCGAAGAAACACTGGTTGAAGTTCGTCCGATTACTTCTCTTATGTTTGTCGGAAGTATCTCTTGTTTTGTCAACACTTTCATGTGATTAGGGGTCGTCGAGATCCATCCTTGTGATGGGCTTAAATCGTTTGCGTGTGGTGCTCCTCTAAATAAAAAGCTTGGAGTCCAGATCGAGTAGTTTTTTTGAAAGTTACTTGCTGGTCCACTAGGGTTGTTTGGTGAAAAGAAAGTGGATGCGTCTCTTATAGTTTGGGCTACAAGGGCTCTATCTTCATTGATAATGGCTTGTCCTGTAGTTTCATATGGCCCGCCGAACTGATATGAGTTAGGATTTATTTCTTCTAAAAGCCTCATAAACATAGAAAAGGGATTCGCAGACGCATTCGCGCTCTCAACCGGGCAAATTTGGTTATCTTTGTTGACGGGATCAGTGAGTCCATCTACAAGTGTTAGTGTAGTAAATGCAAATGCAGGTTCAACAACAACTCCCAAAGTCACCATCTTGGTGGTTACAACGGTTGATGCGGCAGGTTCGCCCGGAGACGAGGTTGGAGGTTGCTCCTCCGTGGGAGCGCCGCCAAGCGCATCTCCCACTGCGGCGGCTACCAAGTCTCCTTCGTCGCTTGGTGGAGCTGATCCAACAATCTGCAAAGACTTACCGTGAGCCATGTTGACTCGCGCTGGTGATAAATACGAAAAATCTGTGAACTGAAGATTATCTCCTGTATTGAATTCCTGACCGTTGATCGCAAAAGTTAAACTATCTTGTGGGTTGCGGAAAAGTCGATTCGTTTCTTGGCTTATTCTATTAAGAAATTCTGTTTCGCTCATCTTCTTTATTCCCATATTCAAGGAATTTTCTTGCAGTCCCAAAAAATCAAAAGAGGAGGTTCTATCCACATTACTATTGAAATAATTTACAAAAGTATTTTTAATTTGAAAAGAGATAGTAGGCTTGGAATAATTCATTAGCGTAGAAGGTTGTCTAGCTGCCAAAGTCGTATTATCATTACTGAGTTTTGTTAGAGTGTTAAGTTCTTTTATCTTCAGTATATCAAAAGTTTTATCTATCAAAACTTCCATTAATCCAATAATCGCTGATGTGCCATTTGGAGTTCGCGGGTTTACTAATGAAATTAATTGATCGCGCAAGGCATCCCCGTTAGATGGGCGAGAGGGATCATAGGTTGCTGATGTTGTTTCTTTTGAAAACAAAAATAGCATTTGTAAATAAGTGTTGATGGAGTTTCTTATTCTCCTGTAATCCAAAGTAATTTTATTTTTTCTAGATACAGTTTTCCCTTCTTGTTCGTAGTCAATATGTGGATCAACCTTCCAAGTATAACTCGCTTCTTGCCCTGGTTTTGTTATTTCATTTAAATAAAACTGAAGATAATCTTTGGCGGATTGTAAATCTCTTAGTTGAGATAGTATGTATTCATCCGTCTTGTCAATTATTTCCATTTCTATTCTATACTGATAGTATCCGTCCGTAACTTGTGGCATTGATTTATCAATACCTGAAATGTGTCGAATACCTTCAGCGTCATTGAGCCTGATCCCTGTGAGTTCCTCGATAGTTCCAATAACTGTTTTATTCGCGAAGTTAGTTGGTAATTGTCCTGGTAGTGTAGATAAGCTAGACACCGGAGGAATAGCACCGATTGGAAATCCAATAGAAGGCATTATGGTTACGGGAGTAAAATCATTAATTTTAAAATACTCATTAGTTTTTAAAACTCCATTTTCCTCTGAAGTAAATGCGATCAACTGATCAACCTGATTGCAGTCGAAATTTGATGGAGGTGACGCAGGATCTAAAGGAACAAAGGTGTCTCCATTTATGGTGGACGCTACTAAATATGGTTTAGAACCAGTCTCAGCAGAACCATGAATTCGCCTTCTGAAGATTTTTAAAGAGGATATGCGACAATAATTTCTTGCAATATTACTTGGATCTATAAGCCCTTTCTTTTTTAATAGACCCCCAAACAAAGTATAATCTTCAATTATTTTATTGTAATCCATTGAAAAGAAAAACCGAGCCTGACCTAAGTTATCTCTAGAATAAGATATGTCCGAAAAATAAGATTTAGGTTTCTGGTTTTCAACAGTCTGACTTGTGACACTCCTAGAAATAACTTTTGAAATCTTTTGTTGTGCTTGTTGAATCTCAATCTCTCTCTTATCTATGTACGAAGATATTCTATAATCCTGTATCCTTGTGTTGGGCAAATTTCTTCTTGATAAATATTTACTAGAGTCGGAGTGTATTGCGTCTGTCATCCATCTGCCATTAGGCATTTGATGAATTGGGCCGGTCCAAAGAGTTCCCGATTCTTCCTCCACGAACACAGGCATCGTTGACAATACATTACCACCCTCAATGATCACATTGTAGGATAAATTACCCGCAAGTAAATCATCTGGTAGTTCATCCACAATATCAGTTTGAATTTGTAGTGTGCTTGGTGCCTGTTTGAATAGAGCGTCCAAGTCTATACGGCAGCACGAAAAAACAGCTAAGTATGGAATGTTGTTATCTATTTCCAGTGAATAGTCAAAGCTAAAATAATGAATGCGATTTCCATCGCTATCTACTTTGGTAACTCTGTTCCTAAATCCTTGTTCGGCTAATGCTGTCTTGAGTGGAATTGCTCCGATGATTATTTTAGAATCATAATTTAGGCTTCGGTTAGATTGTAAAATATAATTGGTAGTTTCGGGATTGGTTGATAACGTTATGCGAACATCAAGAAGATCAACAATGTCTCGGTTCTTGAACCAATAACTCAAAGCACTATCGGTAACTGCATCTTTTACAGTAAGACCAACTGTCACCTTCATGGCTTGCGTATCGCTTCGCTTAACCGTTAATCCCTCATTTTTATAATCAATGTGAGGATTATTCTTATATGTAAACTCACCACCAGAATTTTCTAATGTGACGATACCAATATTGACATTTGGTAGAGACGAATCCAGTATCTCTTGAATTTCTTGAGAAGGCATTTAGTCGCAGTCCTCCTCAATTATCTCATATGAAGGTTTGTAAAGATCCGTAATCGTAATATCCTTATCCTTTCGTTGTTCTAGCTTGTTCATCACTTCTACAAGTATTTTTGGATCTATTTCTCGATCTGTAAGAACATCAAAGAAGTAGCCAACATAACTAGGGTCATCTTCTGGAATTTCTTTTTCTTCCGCGCTTATATCTGCGGGATCTAAAAGGATACCATTTCTTACCAAGTCTGGTTTTTTAGAAAAATATAATGGAACCAGCACTTCTTTATTGGTTCCAATTTTATTAGCACTAGCTTGTGTTGCAACTTTATAAACTTCTATATCAAAGTTCTCTTTATCAAAGTCAGTATTTTCTTCTGTTACTTCCAAGATCAATGAATCGTCATAAATGGCTAAATAATTTCCATCCTCAAATTGATCTACAAATTCACCAGAACCCAAGCCAGGTTGAGAGGTATTTTCTTCAAGAGCAGTTTGATTTGGGTGAGCATCAGGATTATCTAAAAAATCATCGCTATCTTCTATATCTCTCATCTCTGAGGCTGGTATCTTATCTCCATCCACTATTCTGTATTTGTAGGTCACTGCGTTTGGAGAAATTTGGGGTATAAAAGAATTTTGATATGATCCCGTCATTAGAGGCACTGACCCAGAAATTGTCCCGTTAAGAAATGATATGTTCCATGCGGGTGCATAATCACTATCCAACTTTGATGTGCCTAGTGGAGAAGTCATGGCATGATATTGCGCTCCTTGTGGTAGTGTGGCTTCGCTTCCTAGTTCCGCTAGTAACCCATAAGTATGATTTTTTTCATCAGCACTTCTAATATAATCATTGACCTTGAGAACTTGGTCCTCAATAGAATCAAAAACATATTGAGCTTCAACTTGCGGTGTGTTCTCGACAATTCTATTGTGAACTTCGTTTTGATGTTCTGTGGTTGTGCCAGCATATTCTGCATCATATAAAATATTGTCGTCATAAAAAGCATAATAGATTGGTTCTAGTATGCCCTTGGAGAGTAAATGCTTTCCGTATTGGGTGAGTTTCACTTGTATGATTTCTTCTTTCTTATTTAAAAATTTCATCTATTCTTCTTCCTCGCCCGACGAAACGTCCTTTAGGTGATCAAGAATTCTGGTTACTCCAACATCTTCTATGCCTGGAATTTCTATGATTGGTGTCCTTTCGATAAATTGATCCTTCACCTCAATTTCTGCTAATTCAATCAGCGAACAAAAATCATAGGGCCAGTTGTAACTATACGGTAAGTCTTTTCCTCCAACATTAAAATCGAAGCTAAATTTATCGTCGTCGCTTGTATCAGCCGTCATTTTATAATAATTAAAGCTAGCACGTTTCTTTACCTTGAAGACCATCCATCGTATATCTTCTGGAATAGCTTTGCCTCCGAAGAATTCATTTGGTCCCGTTGGATGAGTAAACACGTTGTCGTCCACTGTAGTGTCTGAAAGTTGCGCTATTCTTGAAATATCTGGCATAACTCCTTGCCAAATGTCCGCTAGGTCTTGTTGACTTAGAGAGTGATTAAATTCAAACATATACATCACAAATGGGTCAACCTTGAGATTTCCTTCTGGAAAGTTAAGGGAATCTAATTCAGGAGGAATAATATATTTGTCCATCATCTTAAGCATCTTTGTGACTGATTGACCAAGAAGTGGATCTGCTGAAAAGATTTTGTTTTTGCTTGCAAGATAATGTTGTCGGTTTGCGTCAAACACATCCTGATCAATCCTGAAGAAGTTCTTGTTCATCATCACAGTTGTTTCAGGATGTCTTGATTCTTTTGAGAATCCGCGAACTGAAAATGGAATTGCAACGATGGCTTCAGAAATTTCTTTTTGTGATGCTATTTCGCCAACTTGTTTTTCTTCTGGGTTTGTGAAGCATTTTTGTAGGAGTGAACCAGTGGCCGCGCTTTGCAAGATGGAACCACCCTTATATGTTTCCTCAATTCCAAATGTAATTCCGTTGCTTGAGGTTAAGATATTTCCATAACCACTCCACATTCCTCGACCCCAACCTTTTTGTTCGGGCTGTGTGCTGAAATCTAAAACAGGTGTTTCCATTCGTGGACTAATAACCCATTTGTTTAGACCTGGATTCTGGTTATTGGTTGCAGAGATCAAATTTCCAGCATCGTCACCAGCCGTTTGTGGTTCTGGGAAAAACCCGAAAAGATTAAGAGATGATGAAAGACCCATAGCACCGGAGAGTGCGATGGCTGAGTTTGTAGCTGGGGAAGTTTGGCCGGCGCGGATAACCTCAAACATATTTTTCATCGTTGGATTAGTTTGGGTAACTGTGGCCTTCTCAAATACTTTTTTATAATTAAAGCCATTATCTTCGTCACTCTCATCTGCTGTATAGGCAATTGTGGAAACTGATTTTCCATAAAAATATGGAGGAGTGTAAGGGGCATAAGCCGGGTCGCCCATTCTTGTGGCTGCGTTACCCCAACCTGTTCCACCGAGGCCGCCACCCGGGCCGAAAGCACCGGCTTGTACCGGGGGCCCGAAAAATCTTCCATTCCAACTACGATATTCCGTATCATCTGTAAGTGGATCGGGATTTGGTTCGTACCCACCAGCGTTTCCTCGTAAACCATTCCAATAATCTTGCATCATTACAATGTTTGGATCTTTTTCCAAATACACATTCATATAATAAGTTGTGCCACTCACCAAGCTCACCTCCCCAGCGGGTTTAGAAACAATTGTTTTTAATTTATTATCCTTCAAGAAGAAAGATGGTATCTCGGCAAGAAGGTTGTTGATCGCTAAACGATATTGGTTATACTTCGTGCTGGAAATTGCTCGTGCTCGTTGAATGTCCTCTAGGTCAATATAAGGTGCGCGGGCATCACCTAGGGCATGGGCGGCCCATGAGGTGCCACCCAACCAACGATAAGACGGGTAAATAAGATTAAGTTTCCCCTCCCCATCGGAAGAACTTACCGGAATACCAACATCAGCCAAGGGTTCTAGAATAGATTCAAAAGGAATTCTATAGTTAGAAACCAGATTAAGATATGGATTGTTATTTCCAGATGTTCCCCCGGCATGGGCAGAGCCAGTATATGCCGCCCAATCACAAGCAATTCCCGCTTTAATTGTATTATATAAAATACCAGGCGCATAATAAGGTTGGAGTAAAGATTGAACAGCCAACGCGCCCGAGGGATATGTTGTAGCCTCTGTCGTTGTTCCTGAAGCCCAAGCGATGCCACCAATGTAAGGCGCAATAGATTGTGAAAACAAACTCGCAACCTGAAGTGTTCTGTGTGATGGATAGAATCCATGATAAGGCAACAACTTCTTTATGCCGTTACATTTTAGTGTAATCTCATTTACCTGATTGTCTGCGTCAAACTTTCCAAAATACTTTTGGAAATCAGTATTGGAATATTCGCTAAAGAATTGCTTATCAAATCCTCGCGAAATATTGGAAGAAGTCGGTGACGGTGCCACCGCACTGCTCGTAATCGTTGCACCATCAAGTGTTAGGAACTGATCATTTTGTTTTCTAAATAATCCGTCCGCATAATAGTCCATATGTTGAGAAATTCTAAACTCAGGAATAATTGTAAAACTTTTTCCGGTTCCGCGAATGTCCTGAACATAATCTTCATAAGTATCAAACCACGGATTTTTACCGGAGAGTTCTGCTACACGCCACTTCATCCCCAAGGAGGATGTGCCAAAAGTACCTGGATAAACCACAGAATGTTGATGATAATAATAACAAGAAGCCGTTGGATAAAGACTAGAGTTTACAGCTAATTTGATGGGAGTGGCTGTGAGAAGTGAGGATTGGTCGGCTGTTCCTAGGTATCCTGCGATGGTTTGAAAATTAGCAGAATTTAACTCACCGCAATCACTATAAGTGGTTAACAAATCAAGACCCTCAAAAGATCCAGAGTAAGTAGCAGTGCGCGAGCGCGGTAATGGAACGCCAATCGTGCCTGTAACAAAAACCATAGGGTGGGTTCCCCAGCCGTTAACACTGGTGGCAAACCCGGAACGATAACCCTGGGAGTTGGGAAGCACTCCCGTAATATCTGGGATAAATTTAAAATCTGTGCTTACATCATAATAACTAAGCGATGATCTCCTATTCCTAAACACAGGATCGGTTCTCCAAAATGTTCGACGATACAGAGGACCGCGATCAATTCCGTTTGATCCGTTAGAGAGTGAAGCGGAAACAAAAATTACCTTTCCACCGGAATAGATATTTGTTCCATCAGCAACTTCCGCATATTCTGTTCGTTGGCGATATTCTTTAAGACCAGCGTGAATTTCTCGCGGATAAACAATTTCACTATAATCAACGCTCAACATTTCTTGAACTGGGCTGTCGCTTGGTGCATTGTGATACATTCCTTTGATGCGATCATACATTTGTTCTTCGCATTTGATGCTCGTCCCTAGGAAATTATTAATGTCTGGATTTGGGAAGCCTCCCATATTGTTTCCATAGACACTATTAAGCGTGAGTGGATCTGGTGAGCCAGATAATATCAAAGTAGTTCCCACTGGTTTATAGCGGAATGTTACGGGTGGCTCTGTGAAGTGGATTAGCGTATCTCTTGTTAGACCTGCGTTTGCTGGTGTCACTTCATTGGAGCCGTAAATATCTTCTTCTTTTTTGAAGGAGATAATATTATTATTTTTTTGATACCGCGCAACTGGTGTTTCGCCAGTGCGGATTTGTTTCCAAGATGGGTATTGGTATGGACCGTTGCGATGAAGATTTAGTGAGTTGAGTTGATCATATGATGCGATTGTTGCGATGGAAGTATTGAGATAGCTTCCATTTGATGAACTCAAAAGATTAGATGCCGTAAACATCGGATCATAAACTAACGTATTCATTCCCACAAAGTCTACATAAATTCCGCCCGCGATGGTTGCACTTGCTGTAACAAACTGGATGGTTTCTGCCGCCATTGACTCGCTACTTCCAGAAGGAACAGAAAAATTATTTCTTCCGCAATTTGGTGAGCCGACATGGTTTGGTGGTTGTGGAAACGACTTATGATAAGAATCACTTATCCATGCATATTGCAAATCACTTTGAGGAATTGAGTGTTGAACAAACCAGTTATCAAATGTATCTGCAACTGAAAATTGTTTAAATCCGTGAATTATAGAATAACTCGAATAAATATTAAATTTTGGATAAAGTGTCGAACCTAAATATTCATCATCTACAAAATAAAAAACCGTATTATCCACCATAAAATATACAAGACTACCAAAGCGCATAATGGAATAAGTTGCTCCCAATATCTCAGGATAATAACTTCCAATGATAACACCATCTATTATAATCCTGATTCCTATATTAGTGTCGCCCGCGAAAGCCGGGGTGTTACGAATCATTCCGTATTTGATATCCGTATAGCCGGTAGTGGCGATATTGCCCTCGATCAAACCAATTGCAGATTGTCCAATGTTAGGGGTCGGCTTGGGTGGTTCATATTGAAATTGAATACCTTCCTTGCCAGCAACGCCGACATCGCCCGCTGAATAAGAATCATCCCAAGCATCAGATGGGTCGGCACAATCTTTTGAAATTGTTGTGCTTGTGGAGAAACTGAAAACTGGCGGCAAAACCGTCCAGCACGTAGGCTCTGTAAAACACCCCCAACATATAAGGTTGTATTTGACAGATCTGTTTCTATTGACTTTGTGATACGAAGCGGACACATTATAATTAAGTGCAGAAACGGAATCCTGAAAATCAGTTCCATAGGGACCACAATGTTCGGTGGACCATTCATTTAGTGGTCCGCGAACCACCATGTTCCTTTGATTGAGATCATTACGAACCGCATATTCTTCCGCGTATAAATCTAGAACACCACGCGAACTAACATCAGGTCCACCAGGGGCATTAAATCTTTCTACAAAGATATTTTTTGTTGCGCCGTATTTGCTGAAGTCTGGAAGCGCATATTCTACTAAACCAGATACCCAAGAAGATGTAGAATATTCTGGAACAAAGCCGCCATTCTTAACAAAGAACCTATTATTTATTTTACGCCCTGAAGTTTGTAGGACTTCATATTGATGGGAATAGTTTCCAATAATGGTTGAGCCGGTTGTTTGTTTTATATTGCGAATATTAATGGGGCGTTTTGCTAATGGTTCGCGCAAGATTGTTGAACGGGCTTGGTGGGCTGTCCTAGACGAAAGGGTAATATTCGGCATGAAACCCACTGGTGGAATATCACTGGTAAACTGAGTGCCGTCTGTATTCGCACAAATTCCATTATTATAAATAGCTTCTGGTCCCGTGGCAACGTCTATGATGGGACCACCATCGGTACAGTCATCTCCAGGCGCATCACCCATTCGATACCATGATATTACATCATCATAATCATCATGCTTGTCTAGGCACCCTGGTCCTCCACCGTTCCAAATTTCATTAATATCTACGAAAGATATGGCATTGTCCCAAAGTGATACTTCATCAACATACGTGTTTTCCACACCACCAGTGTTGGTCCATGATATAGATGACCAATACGCGCCGATTCCGACCTTACAATCGCCAACATCCGTTCCTAGCTTTGGGCCGGCGAGGAGTGCTGTTTCATGCTCAGCACCATTATCTAAATCTAAAAATATTCCACCATCATTCATTCCGAAACAAACTAGATGCCACTTCCCATCGGCAATACTGTTTTCAATAAGTTCAAAAGAAGTTTCTACACTAGTTACAGACCCGTCGCCGTCATCTTCGTGATACGAATAATATTCTAACTTTGCTCGGGGTGTTGCCGCCGATAGTGCTTCGACATACATATTCACATTAAAATCGTAACCCTCTGGAAAGGGAGTTCCTGTGGATCTGGTCCGAGACATGAGAGTTTGAGCAACGTAGTTACTGGGAAGTGGCTCCACCTTAAACCACATCGCTACGCTCCAATCTCCATCCAAACCAGACGGCCAGCCCGTTTTGTTTCCTATAAAACACCGGGATGGATCGGATAAGCGAGACACGTCGGGTAGTTCTACTGCTTTGTGTAATCCGCCGAAAAAAGGAACTTGAGGAAAAAGTTTCATCGAGAATTGATTATCTAAAAGACACCCAGTAGTAGTTTCCAAATTCCATGCTTCCGGTCGGCACTGATCAGCTAAAGAACCAGTCGCAAGTGATCCGGTTGATGGCGAACAATTTGTGTTTGGAAAAGGAACATGCCTGTGTTTCCAGCCACCAACATATTTTTCAGTAAATGGTCCCTGCATTGGGACTTCTTTGTCGCTTCCATATGTATCGTTATGATAATTAACCAAATCAACAAATACCGCATCGGGGCCCATTCGTGGTAATTGGGAGGCATAGCCACTAGATACAGAAGAACTCATTAAATCAAACGGAGCAAAAATATTTCCATTTCCAGATTTATATCCAATAGGATTATTAGTGAGTTTGTATCTTAGCTTTACTTTATCATTTGGTTCAACAACATCGTTACAATCAATATTCCCCTCTACCTGAGAGGAACTAATAGTAAGTTTTGTAGACGCTCCAAACGGGAGTTCTGTGTGAGCATACTGAAGATTTTTTATTCTTGCTACATTTGTTCCGCCTTTAAGTTCGGGCATCTCTTTTGTCTTTAAAAGATATGTCTTGGTGAAATTTCTTATAGCATACGCTGATCCCTGATACTGTGTTGGTGTTCCCGAAGATATATCAGTAAGAGTAGGAGGAGAACCGTTTCTAAAATCGTCAGCCAAGCGATAGATGTTTCTTCCCGCATCAACTTCAGCATCACCCGAAGGAAAAACAGATGCAGAGGCTCGGTTGTTTGCCCAGTAACAATTATCATCTTGCGCTAAAGGTATTGGAGCGTGACCGCGTTTCCAAGGATAAGTGCCCTCCACAATACCTCTCGCTCCGGCTTCTGGGTCATTGAGCTTCATTTCCAAAGTAGGAAACTTAGACCAATATTTGTTGCGCTCAAGGACATGGCTCTCGATCATTGTTCTGACTTTTTCTGCGAAGTTTGCGGAAGCAGGAACAAGTTGCATCAGCATTTGAGACAATGAATCATCGACCCACTTAAAGAAGTCCACAAATCTTTCAAAGTCAATAGTGTTGCCTACGCTTCTAAAATATACCTCTCTAAGTTTTGCAAGAGGTTTATATTCCTGACGATAACGATTTACTGGATCACCAATCAAGAAATTGAAGTCTTTGATTGTCGCAAACCATTTCATCATCTCCTCGGAAATGATTGCGGATTGACTTTTTTCTATAGCATAGAAATAATTTTGTGGTCTTGTTTCCCGCGTGAATAATTCGTCATCTTGAGTTCTTACTTCCACCATGTTGGAGCTATTAAGAATTTCTGGTGCTAATTGTTTTGCGCTATAAACATATTCTCTGTTTACTGCGTTGGTGTCAAATGGTAAGAAGAAATCTCCCTTACCAGAATGTAAGAAATTGACAACTGGTCCGAGCCAGCCATATTCTGAAGTTGTGGCAGTAGAGCCCGAAGATAAGTCAGGGACAAAGAAATTTGCATCGGATAACGTGGGACTACCTGTAGAACTGTCGCTAGATCCTGTAACAGTATCAAATGTCCAAGAAAGTGAAAGCGTTTTGGCTTGGGGTGCTTCTATCTGCTGAAAAAAGTCGGCTGTATTCTTTACCAAATAAGCACTCTTATGAGGCTCCAAAGGACCAAACGCTGATGCATCTTTTGAGTGTGCTTCGATGGCTTCATTAGGTAAGTCATCAATCCAGTATCGCACCGAAGAAATTTTGGCATCCGATAGATCGATAGACGATCCTGTAAAATTAGTTCTGTGTGACCCGGCATAAACGCGAGTAGAACTTGATAAAAATGCGGAAGCACTTGCTAAAGAAATAGATGCGGTAAGATAAAAATTATTTTCTACATTGTCGCCTAAAGAATTATATCCTACAAATTCAACACTCGCACTACCGGCTTCGCTTCCCGAAAGTCCAGGGATATAATAATTATCAGGCTTGATCCTAACTGCTAAATTCCATTTAGTATTTGCATAAACATCCGTATACACACTACTCGTAATAAGTGGAATGACGCCACCCGCACTGCTCGTTAGTTTAAAATAAACATCATCACTTTCTATTTCTGTCCTTACCGCATAAACTTGAAAGTTGGACCAATCGTTAGTTGCCCATGTGAGATCGGTTTGATCGGCAGACGTAGGTGTATGGGCACCAAACAAAGAACAAGAAATGAACGGAGTTCGAAAATACAACTCTGAATCTTGTTTAAACTTCTTGGGAAAGATTGCTTCGGCTTGCATCGTTTTCGGAATAAACTGCATATCCGAGGAAGCCGTAATAAAATTTCGTGTATTTGTATCTGTGCTGGAAGTTTGCTGATAAACAGTTGAATCAAATCGGTCAACATTATTAAAATCTACAAAAGATTTTTGTGCAGTAGTGTTCCGACTATTTGTTCGAAGTTCCTGTGTTGTTTCATCACCATACAAACTAATCTTCATCAAGGGTTCATCAACACCATAACAGCGCATTAGATTTCTAAAAGAGTTTTCAGTTCCCTTGGTTTTAAAAACATGAACGAGATTATTGTAAATGTTTTCATAAATGCGGTTCTTGGTGTCATTTAGTTTTTTAGAAAAATCCAAAAAGTCATCGCGTGAAGCATAATATTCCAGTGCAGAAGCATCGGCAAATATTTCAGGAGTATATAACCCAACGCCCGACAAGAAGCGATTTATAAAGGGAGCAATCTTTTGTGAGCCAGTAGTATACTGAACATTTTTTACTTTAGGTAACGACTCAATTTGAAGCTGGACATCATCAAAATAACTACCAATAATTTGAGTAAGATTTTTTAAAGTTCCTCCTCTAATTTCCTGTGAATCCCCTGTGATGTATTCTGGTATGGAAGTATAGATTCCTGAATTGTTCCTTACATCATAATCATAACCAATATTTTTCTTCGTAGTTCTAAAAACCGACACAAGTGGATTTGATGGATAAATAATAGGATCTTTGAATTCTGAAAGTGCAGCCTTGGATATGACCATCGCTGATCCTGTATTTCTGGAACCAAGATCATAACCCGTCCAAGAGCCATTAGTAATACGACCAGAATAATCGAGGACATTTGTATCTAGAGTAGCAATAGCGGTGGTATCCACAATGCCCTCATTAAATTTATAGTAGACACCCAAGTCAACATTTGATAAGTCTGTATTAGATCCAGCGTTTACTTGAGTAAACCAATACCTACCAACTTCGGTTTCTGTTCGGGAAGATTTCCAAAATCTAAACTCATCCATTGAGCCAGATAATTTAGCATATCCTAAAGCTCCTGTCACTGGGCTATTGATGCTTGTGCCCATGGCACCGATCCAACCCAGCATAGAGCCAGTAATCTTATTTATAATACTTCCAGTGGTTATAGTATCGTTCAGATCTCCATTGACATAAAGTTTGGCTTCTAGATCAGAGCCTACATTTGCAAACGTAAGTGCATAATGATTCCAAGTGGAACCAGTAAGATTAATACTTTGACCGATCTTTCCAAGATCAGAGTCTAGGAAACCGTTGGTAGTACCTGATTGAAACGCTACAGAAAATTGATGCGGAGTAATTCCAAAATCACACTCCACACGAAAACGACCATAAGTATTGCCGATAGAAGCACTGTTCCAAACATCAACAAAAATTTGTTTTTCGGATTCAACTGGATCGCCGGTCCAGCCGTTTTTCTTAAACCAAAACTCAACGGAGTTTCCTACAGGGGCGTTTAATTCTAAATTGGATTCGCGGACATCATCTTTATAATAGTTGGAGCCAGTAAATGTCTGGGACAGAGGTTTCCCGATCATTCCGGCTGAAGCTGTATGTGGGCCGCCCTTAAAATATATGTACTCATCGACGGTAGGGGCTTCATATCCACTTACGCCACCACCTCCTACACCACCATAGTTTATGCCAAGATTTATAAATCCATGAGTCCTAGGATACTCATTTTCAAATAGATAATTATCAAAGTACGATGAACTCAAATACCAATTAGCTTTTTCTTTTCCAGATCCATCATACGGATATCTATTGATGATGTAATCTATTGTGTCGGTATAATATTTTTCTGCTGAACCATAACGAGCAAATGATTTAGGAATGGAATAATCTACATAAGGTTCAAAACGAAGTTTTTCTTCATCAGTGCTTTGGATATATCCAGCAGATTCTACACCAGATCCCGTGACTAGATTACCTAGGCTTTTACCGGGCAGAACTTTAATGTTATTTTTTCCAAATAGATCTTTGATATTGGACATAATTTATTCCACTCTAAATGTAAAAGTCTCTGATTGTTCTTCGTATACTTGATTGAGGAAATATGCAAACTTAATTCCATATTCATACCCCGACTCTAGTAGTGAAACGTCTAAGTCAAAATAACTACCAGATTGATCATAAGATAGGCGAGTAGAATCATATGAGCCAGTTCCAAAATCAATAACAACTTTTGAATCCACAACTCTAAAAATTTTGTAATATGCATCGTCTACAACTTTTAATTGTATCGGTGCTGCTGCACGAGTATAAATGGTATCATCCCAATTCTTTTCGCGTGTAAAGACCCTGAACCTATTGTTATCATCGCGACAATATTCAGATTTTATATTTACTATCGAAGTAACATATTTGGGTATGTAAAATATTTGCGATGGTTTAAGTGTTTTTGGATTGTAACTACCAGTATAATAGCAAATTGTTTCACCAGCATTAGACCACCGATCAAATACAACCTCCTCCGTAGTCCTAAGAGCAAAGGATGCAGTATAAATGCCAGTCTCTACCCACCCGCCTGTGATTGGGTTATCCGGGGCGGCGGAGATTTGTGCTCCTGTGGATGCAGATATATAATTTCTTACATAAATTGGTCCTGTTCCAATTCCATTAAGATTGGTGGGTTGACCATTATAATAATTATACAAGTATAGGGTCATTAAATTGTCTGCTCCGCTCAATACAGAACTAGAGACAAAGAACTTTCCACGGTCATCTTTGCGCGTGTTGTCCCATCGTGCTTCTATTATTGGGCGGCTGAAGAAATATTCACTTCCCCGTGCTGAAAAGAATTTTGAATAATAAGATCTAGAACCATCACCACTTTGACAAAGCTCTTGACTACAAGTAAGAAAAACTCCTAAACCATAATTTTCATATCCATTTCCCACTGTACCAGTGATCCATTTTTCTACAAGTTTGGTAATATCAACTTCTAGATCTTCTGTTCCTATTCTAAAAGTTTGTTTATAGTTTACAGCAGAATATTGTGATGCCGTCAAGTATGAACCACCCTCTATGGAAGTTCCAAGAATGTCTTTCCAAGTAGTGTGAGCCTGCGCATTTATCCAGTTAGATCCAGTGCCGCCATAAGTTTCATCTGAATAGTTGGACAAGTCAACCCCGTATCCTTCTTCCCATGACTGAGAGACAGGAGAGACTACCAAAGTAAAATCACGAGGAACTGTGGTGGTACTAACAACGTTCGCAAGTTTTAAATAAAATCCCACGCTACCTGACGCGGGTATTTTGCCAGCAGTACGATCTGATAGAATTGTTGTACCCGGATCACTAGAAGATACGGGAAATTGTATCAAGACCCTAGCAGCCTCTAATGAAAAACTATTCGCTTGGGCATAGATGGAGAAAATCTCCATTGAATCTGCAAGGCCCATATTGGAACCTGTGGCACGAGTTTCAAGATTTGCTTTATAAGCATTAGTGATTGTATTGTCTTTATATGCGGTGTATCGTTTAATGCCCATTATGAATACCTACTTGATCGCTCCTTTGATGTCTTGTGCTGGAATCTTTAATTCTAGAATTGCGTTAGTTGGGACTTCGATGTATCTTTCATCCGGTGATGTTTGCCCCTCTATATCAAAATAAGTATCCGAATAGGACGCTCCTGTTTTTTGAGAAACTTTCACACTCAACACATCTACTAATCCCGGAACTTGTTGCAAAGTTTTATAAATTTCTGTTATATAAAATGGTTCGCCAATTTCCATTTTCTGTGTTCCAAAGCGATCTCGCAGTGCTTGGGTAGCACGATCTAAAACCAAAAACCTGTTAGTCTCCACTTCGCCCTTCGCCACAAAGTCTATTCCAATATTAACAATCTTTGCATCTAAAATATCTACCGTGTCGTTTATCATTCTACTTTGATTGATCCAATTTTTTAAATTATTTTTTATAGAAGAGTTTGCAGTTATTAGATTTCCGTTTATGTCTTCAGAAATTATATACATATTCAAATTTCTCTTGAATGAATCAGGATCTTGCATTATGCTTACTCTTTTTATTGCTCCGAAATTTGGTGGCATTGAATATGCGATGCTTTTATAGTCTTGGGCTGTAACTGCTCTATTTTGAGAAGCAAACGTATCATACATTCTAATCTTTAGATCTTCTGTCGTGGGTATCGTGATGTCTCCAATAATTGGTTCGTCATTATTTATTTCTATAGAATTACGAACATCTGAAACTAACGCTGAATTTAAGTTTACTACATCCTCAAAGTCTAGGATAGCATTATCAACTTGCGTCAAGGTGTCTGACGTAGCATTGACGTTTCCAATTTGATTGGTTCTCAGAATAATACTTAGACTGGTATTAGATGGAGAAACTCCCAACTTATCCGTTCCTAACATATTGGTAGGATCAAATGATGGCTGAGTAATGTAATCTCTCCCATGTACGTTCAAGATAACTGTACTAGGATCAATATAGGGATCGCTTAAGGTATTAGTGTCCGAACCAGCACCAAATTGTATAAAAGTGGTGTTAGCGTCTCGCTCGACAATAAAGCGACGAGGAACCGCAAAGGGCTTCAAGAGAGATGGCGTTGTTGCTTTGTTCGCTCCACGGTTTGTGACTGCCTTAAAAATTACATCTTGCGATAAATAATCTACACCATAAAATTCATTACCTTCTTGGTCAATGATAGAAATAACTTCAGAAACGTCCGGGGTGTCTAGTTGTAATCTCAAAAATCTTTGGAATGTTCCAATCTCTATTATTTCTTGCGTTCTTCGTCCCGATATCACTTGACCAAAAGACTTGATGGCATAGTGTGTTGGTGTTCCCGTAGTTTGATCAACGCGAGCGACCACAACATTTAATAGGGGGTCGGTAAAACTCACATCCTGATTTAATAGAAAACCATTTCCATTTTGAGAAGTGAAAGAACTATTCCTCTTGAGTATGGGAATATACCTTTGGTCCGGTCCAAGGCCCGAGGCATTCGCAGGAACTACTACATAAAAAGTTGCTATACCATATGAAGTTGGGTTGCCCTTAAGTTGAAACCCCATTTGCTTTCCCAACTTTAAAACATTGTTATATTCTACCGCAGTATCTACAAAAGACTCGTTAACATTGTAGTCGAGGTAAAAAGATAAAATATCCCCAACATATGAAACAGTGTCTAGCATAAGAGCACCGAAACCCGCTTCATTAAAATCTTTGAAAGTATTGGGATAGTATCTTCTGGCATAATCAACCAAGTCTTCCTTAATTGAGTTAAAGTCTCGCGAAGTATATTTTATTGCTGGAAGTGGTTTTTTGTTAGCCAAAATAAATTTTCCCCCCTAGGATATAATTAGTTAATTGGTAAAGTTATATCTAATCTATCCGTAAAATCTAACGGAGTGATAATATAGGTCATAGACATATACAAAAAGTTTGCATCTAGTTCTGGGTTATCTCTTTGGGACGCAAATGAAATCCCTTGAATGTTTATCCAAGGAATATAAACTCCAACTTGCTGAGATATTTTTCCTGCAATATCTGATCTTACTTGCTCTGATTCTAATTCAAACAAATAGGTTCTCAACCCCACCCCAAAATTTGGGTCCATTATTCTTTCTCCTGGGACAGTTAAAATAAGCCCTACGAGATTTTGTTTAACAGCCTCCTGAAATGTCTGATTTAATTGATACCCGTTTGTGGCATCAAGTGTTAGCGGTAGGCTTGGTGATATTCCTGTCATTTTTTTTCTCCTTATGATTCGGTTGGGCCAGATGGTTCACAATCTGGTCTTACGAATGGTCCTCCTGTCGGATATTGTTTGGGTGGCGTATTGGGTGGGCCATAAAA